GAATTGACTGGTCAATACCAGAGCCAATCTCACGCATATAAGGTGTAAATAATTTACCTAGCTCGTTACGTAAACCAGCAAGAGGTACAATATTATTACCTAGTCCAGCTACAATTCTATCAAACTGACCGGGGCGACCAGCAAACAAGTCAACGAATGACTGTATACCAGCAAGATAAGACTTACTTGTTATAGCCTGTGCTACAACCAAAGAAATCTTTTGTAGTTCTGATTCTGTCCACTCTTCACCCATAAGTTCACTTGCATCACCTACGTCAGCGATTGTAGACATAATAAGGTTAAATGGTTCAAAGTTATCATAACCAACACGTACAGCACCTAGCTTGATTGTCCTTGGCTCCCATTTACCATCTATCCACATCTGTCTTTTGGATCTGTCAAGAGGGCCGTTACCGTTTAAATCACCACGCATCCATGCCTGTGTAGCCATAAATACTACAGCAGAGCCTATTGCCAATCGGCCTGTTTGTAAAGCCTTAGCGTTAGCTAGCTCAGTAGCATTTGTAATACCATACTTTGCTACAGACTCTAGATTGTTAGCGTTAGCAAGTGCTATGTCGTTGAACTCTTTGACTAAGAAGTTGAATCCGGGTGTATATTTACCTGTCAATGCAAGTCCATTTACACCAGTTCTAGCAAACAAAAAGAAAGGTTTGGCTAGTGGTGTAGCTGTAAATACATCGTTTAGACCTTTTGCAAAGCCTGTAAGCTCCTGTGTAAGTGTAACTTCTTTACGTGCAAACTGTGTAGCTTCGTCTGTGATGTTACCATTAGCATCAAACACCTGTGCATAGAAATCATCTTCGTATGCCTTCATCAACTTTCTATTGATCTTTGGTGTCTGTATACCGTTACCTTGTAGCTCCATGACTCTACGCATAGCTTTTTCACGCATCTTTGCACGACCAAGTATGTATGCAAATGCGTCGTCAGTTGCTGCCATAATCTTTGTAGAGTATGTCAGGAAGTTAGCATCGTTCATCTTACGTGCTATATTAGCAATACGAAATGCAGCTGTATCACCAGCTGTAGCTCTACCACTATCTTCTGCCCATCTACGTATAAGCTCCCAGTTTTGATCGCCACGACTAAACTCAGAGTATCTGGTTTTGATTGTAGCTAGATCACCTTTCCAGTATGAATTTAGTTTAGTTCTAAATAATGTAAAGGATTCTGGTATAGCTTCTATCATGCCGTTGATAGCTGATAGACTAGCTCGTAGTGTAGATGCGTCACCATCAAATGGATAACGTACCGCAGCACCTAAAGCTGTAGATAACGGACGTAAGAATGTTGCACTGGCTGTACCCATAATGGCTCTTACAGGCGTTTTAGGGCCGCTTAGGACACTATTGGTCATAACGCCTTCTAACTCTCTTATAAGGGCTCCTGTACGGTCAATATCATTAGCGTTAAGTTTACCACCTTTGATAACAGTTCTAGCCCAGTTGTCGAAGTCCTCAAGTGTATTTACATTGTCCATAATCGAGAACGCTTCTATCATGGCATTTAGCATGTCATCGTCCTGAGTGTCTTTTGTAATCTTGAGTATAGACATAATCGACTCTTTGGCATCTGCTATGTCTTTTGCAACTGCTTCTTCTACAGTTTTCTTTGTTCTTTTACCAGCTGCTAATGCTCTGAATGAGTCAGACTTGATGAATCTTGCTTTCTTTGTTTGGTATAACGCAGTAAGCATAGTATCAACAATCTGTTTAGCTGGCCCGTCTATATCATTTATGTCAACTATATCTGCAATCTCACGTGCAGCAATACCTGTATCTCGTAGTTGTTTGATGAGAGAACCTACAACAAGGTCTGCTATAACTACGTTCTTGGATGTCCATATTTCCTGACCATCTACAACGTCGTTAGTCTCAAACAACTCTTTTAAGTACTCTTGTGGTGACATCTCTATAGGATTTCTACCCTGTGTAATACGTTGATGACCTTCGATAGATTCTCTAAACGTAGCAGCTAGTGCTTTTCTATCACCTTTTGCAGCTTCAAGTTCTTTTGCAAACTTGTCACTACTCATCAGTCCACGCATGATACGTTCGACTGTCTCATCATCGGTAGCACCCTCTTGTGCCATACGCTCACGTTCTAGCGGTCTGGTTACAGAGCCTGTTGCTCCTTCTTCCTGACCCCACTCTTTACGAGTTCTTGATAGCTGTTCACGAGCCACTTGTGGTTCTACCTCTGATGGGTGTGCTCCTTGGTGTGGTTCAGCTATCGGTGCGTTTTTGTCAGCTCGAAACTCAGCTTCTCCTTTACGGAGCTGTGCAACACCAGCCTCTACTGTCTGGTCTTTGATACTCTTGTTTCGTTTTACAATCTGGTCTACAACTTGGTCACTACCCTTCTTAAGCACATATGCAGCACCATCAAAGAATAGACCTATGCCCATACCTTCTACAATATTCTTGACTTTCATCATTACAGGAGAGTCAGTATCTTTTGTAGATATAGGTGTATCAGCCCAACCGTATCTGTCACGTAATGCACCTAATGCGTTTTGCTCGTCTGACTCTTTTGATATAAGATCAGACACAGCTCCAACAGCTGCACCTCTTGCTAGATTGTTAGCAGCAAGTGCAGTAAGTCCGGCTGGTATAGATATAATACCTGTAGCTGCTGCACCTTTGGCCGCTAGTACTGTACCAGCTGCTAGAGATCCAAAGTGCACTAGACCACGTAGTTGTTTACCCCACCATGTTTTGGTTTCGATGGGGTTATCGTATGAGTCAAACGGTGTCCAATCTGGTTTGTATGTACCAGTTGCTTCTCGTTGCTCTTGCATCTCACCTGATAACGCATCGACTGTACGCTCAGGAAAGGTTGCAATAGAGGATGCAGTGTCTTGTAAACCACCTGATAAGATGGACTGACCCTCTTTTATAAAAGCTTTAGCACCCCATGTTTCTGAGTTTCTAGGGTCTTCTTGCTGTGCTAGAGCTTGATCTTCTTTTTCCGTGGCTTCTTGTTCGACTGCCTGTTGTTGAGCATTTCTTTCTTCTAGTTCTTTTAAATACTCATCTATTTTATCAGCAGCTAAATCTACCTCGGGTCGATAGTTTGAATAATTGGAATCAGTCATCTACCTCTTCTAAATGTACCAGCATCTCTCTTACGCTGATCCTCAACTCTTTGCTGTGCTTTCTTACCTTTCTTAGCTGTACGTTCTTTTTCGATGTCACTAATAATAATCTTAGCAACTTCAGCTTCTAGGTTTTGGAACTGTGCAAAGTAGTTTTGTGATAAGTTAGGAAATACTGTATTTACAACTTGTTGTTCTTCTTGATTAAGTTTGATAAGTTTACCAAAGTCTTTTGTATCTTCTGTAATTGCACCACGTATGGCGTTTGATTTACGATTAGCTTTCATAGCCATCAGACTCAATACAGCAAAGCTTTGTGCATCTTCGTTAAATGGTTTATCTGCATCTATAAAACCAGCATCGTTTAGATCTTTAATTATATCAGATGATAAGTTATACATACCAAAGTTTGTAGATCCATTCTTAGCTAGTTCTACAACTTGTGCACCAGATAAACTATTTAGATTCTGCCTGCCAGAAGTATTACCACTACGAACAAATGTAAACTGGTTAGCATCTTGACCACCACGCTTTTCAGACAGCATGGTTAAATACTCTTTAAAGTCCTGTTGTTCACCTGTACGCATATTACGAAACACTTTTTGTTCGCTAGTAAAATTCTTTACATCGTTTTCTTTTCTAAAGTCTTGTAATATTTTAGCGTAAGGATCTGTTAACTTTGTCTCAGGATCTATCAAGCCAAGAATAGCAGCACGTTTATAGATAGCTTCAGAACCACTTAATGTTCTAAAATTACCTTTACCATCAGGCACACGTACACGTAAAGTTTTGTAGTATTTTTCTAACTCAGAATGTCTTTGACCGCCAGAGTCAACATACTCAAACAAATCATCTACAGGCTCAGACTTAAATGCTTCTTTTTTATTGAATAGTTCTGGTTTTTTCTGTAACTGCCTACGTAGTTTTATTACGTCACCTACACCAGCTTCAACTAGCTTTACAGTAGTTTTATCTTCTTTAAAGTTAGTATACTCTTTTTCTAATTCATCAAGTATTTCATTACGTCTTTGCTTGTAAGTTTGTGTACCACGACCTTCAGCTATTTCAAACAACTCTAAGTCCTTGTTGTCCTCACCATTAAATCTAGCTCTAAACTCATCTTGTAGTTTTTCTGCTAGACGTATATCTAAATCTGTCAAGCCTGCTGTATTACCATCTTCTGTTTCTTTTCTGGCTACAAGCTTTTCAATTAGTTTATCTGTCTCATTATGTCTGCTAGCATACTTATCAGCTATGGTTACATTTTTATCTCTTGTGCCGCCAGTCTGTGTTTTATTTAGATATGACAACAATATCTGAGGTATGGGTGTTACTCCATCAATATAGAAAGGCTGCTGCCTATACTCAGCTATCAATGCACCGGCTTGACCTTCTTCAAGACCTTCGATACCTCGTTGTCTATTGTCAAGAATACGTGGTATAACTTGCTCATTTACAAAGTTGTTAGCTTCAATCTGACGTGCAGCATTTTCATTATTAACTGCTTCTTTTTCTACATCTCTGATAGCTTTAGATAGTCTTAGAACTCTACCTTCAGCTCTTGCTTTAAACTCTGTGCCATCGGTTTGTTTATCTATGTAAGCCTGATAGTTAGCGTACTCTTTACCGTTTTGATCTGTGTAAGGTATATCCTGATATATAGCTCTAGCTTCGTTAGGTAAAAGATCACCACTCTTGACTAGCTCTGCAACAATCTCAAACGCTAAGTCTTCTGCTTTTCGTATATTACCATTTGTTTTTTGAATTGCAAGTTGCTGTACAACACCTTTATCTTTAAAGAATGTGTCATCAGATCTTTCACCAGCTGCGTTGATTACATTTGCACCTTTTACACTTTCAATAATTTTTGTATTGAATGTATAAGCTTCTTCTTCTAAAACCTTTTCTCTAAATGTAGCCTTAAATAGTTCACGTTGAGATTTTAACTCAGCTTTTATTTGTGGTGCTGTTAGTTTGATAAGCTGTTTTATAAATCTAGGATCATTAGGATCATAGCCTAATTGTTTTGCATCAAATCCTACGTTTCTATAAAAAGATAAAAGAGCTTTTCTTTCATAGTCTAAATGTTCAGCAGCTGTAGTAGAATCCAAGGAGCCATTGCTTCTTAAGATATCACCTACAGTTGAGACTTTACCAGCATATCTTTCTTTGATAAACTCTTTGTCACGTCTATCAAATATTTCTTCTGTTGGAGTTCCAAATCTATACTCAAGCTTTGTCTGCTCGTCAAGATTTTTGTCCTTATTAATTGTATCGGTAGCAGTAGCTAGTTGTGTGTCAAGTTCGTTTTTAGATTCTGTATACTCCTTAGAGCCTGATATAATCTCATCTTCGATTAGACCAGTTACAATCTTACCAAAACCATCAGCTTCGTCAGCTTCACGTTTCTTTTTTATCTGACCTACAGTGCCTATTATATTTTCAAGGGCAGCTAATCTTTTACTAAACTTACTAGCAGCTAGCTCTTCTAGTTCTACCATTTGGTCAAAGAACTGTTTAGTGTCTTTGATGTTGTCGTCAATCTGTTTGTTGACAGCCTCAGTCATGTCTGGGGCTGTCTCTAAGTAGTTAGTCTTACTTATATCAGGAACGGCATCTCGTGGCGTACCTACGACGTTCTGAAATGATGATGTCATAATTATACGAATGGTGCTACTATACTTGCTACAGAGCTTGCAACTTGTAGTGCACCTGTTAGCCTATCTGTTGGAGGTAACATAACTGGAGCTCCAAATGCAGCTGGTATACCTAGCTTCTGTCTAGCTGCGGCGTTAGCAGCTTGGAACTTACGTCTTGCACCTTCTTGAGCATATGCCATGTTTCGACCAAACATGTTAGCTGTTACTCCTTGTATTTCTGCTTGTTTTCTGAGTAGACCTTGGTACTGTTTCTTACCATAAGTTCTAGCTCTACCACCCTCGTCTATCTTTTTCTTACCAAAGTATTGTGCAACGAGTTCTTGGTTTCTAAGTCGACCCTTACCTTGAGTATAAATAGCTCTAACGTAAGCATCACTAAGGTCACGGCTATAGCCTATGACGTTTCTGTTTTGAGCTCTTGCTAAACTTGTCTCTTTGTTAAAGAATTGTAATTTTCTTTGATTGAAGTTAGCATGCTTTTCTAAGTTTCTTTGTCTGGCTGCTCTTCTAGCACCAGCATTAGCGTCTACGCACACGGCAAAATTCAATAAATGTTACATTGTTTGGCCCCCATTCAAACTTACGTAAGAATTTAAAGCCAAGGAACTTGAGTAGTTTTAAGTGTACTTTATTCCTGTAGTCAACTTTATTCCAGAGGAGTGGTTCAGTACGGCTATCGACATACCGCTTGGCCTCTCTTGCAAATAAAATCGGTTTTTCGTAGATGACTGGAGTGCATAGCATCCATATATCTCCTTGTTTACCTACGCCTGCCATACCAGCAATCTTGCCGCTAGGGGACGTAAAATAGACTCCAGAGGGTGTTTGAGCCATTATGGGTAGATAGACCTTCGGGTCTAATCCATAGCCCTCTGAGATCTCTCTGAAGTCGTCTGGGCGTAAGTTAGAGGCCACCTCGTAGGCAACCTCTGGCGTGAGTGGGTGAATATATTTACTCATAAATTTTCATATATCGGTTCTAACTTTTCTATTGTATCTGCCATCCAAGGTTCCCATGGCATTTGCTTCATGCCTTTTTCGACATATCGTTCATACCATCTGTTGGTTTTCATTCTCCAATAGAAGTATCTAAGTTCTTTTTCTGTGAGTTGTACGTTATACACGGCGATAATATTTGGGTGAATAGTCTCCTTCCCAAGACATTGATCTCAATGTAGCTGGGGCAGGGTGTGAAGATTTGAGTGTTATCTCAACGTTTGTGTTTTTCTCGTAGACTGGGACAGTCTGTATAAACTCTTCGAGATATGGTGCATCAGATGCGTCGTACTCGTCGAGCTCTGTTGATTCGTAGATTTCTGTGTAATCATTTTTACCAACTCGTTCAAGTGTTGTTTCGTAGAGACCTATCTTACCAAAGTGAAACTTGACTCGATGTAAAACTAAAGATGAGTTTACGTCTGCTGTAGATCTCTGCCCCTCTATCTTAGATGGGTAAAGTGTTGGTAGCTTAACTTCGTATGGATAGATATAGCCTATTGTAAGTGTAGCACCAGACCAGTTACCGGGTAAAGTAAAACTTGTCCCTGATACTGTAGCCTTGGCGTATCGACCAACCCGAGAAGAGTTGGTGTTTGTGTCAATCACAACTAGATCATGGTTAGGTGTGGTAACTGTATTCAACCAGCTGACACCAGTAAAGGTAGTCAGATTCGTAGTTGAGTTAAAGCTGCC